TATAAAGGATCTTTAGCTAAGTTTTTAACAACCATAGCTTTTAATTCATCACCTGTTTTATCTTTATTTGCAGGATCTTTCATCTCACAATAAAAACCTTTCATGATTTCGTTAAAATTAACGTTATCAGCGTTTTTCATGTCTTTATTGTTGTAATTATTCTTTTGATCATCTAATACTTCTTTAGATGTTTCTTTTTCTACAGCTTTAACTGATTCATTAATATATTTACCTTCTTTAGTTTTTAATTTATAACCTAAACTTGGTTTATAATTATTTTCTATCCATTTTTCAGCTTCTTCTTTAGTACTAAAATATTTAGTATCTACACGTTCATCTTCTGGTGCTCCAGGCATTCTGCCATAAATTTCTACTTTGAAATTTTTAGATGATTCTTCAGCTAAAATCTTTTTCCAATCCCATATATCAAATCCTTTAGAGACAACACCACCTGCTGCTTCACTAATAATTTGTTTAGATTTTAATACTGATACAGCATTATCATAATTTGTATACTGATTAAAGTATTCTGGGAATAGGTTTCTAGCTTGCTTTACAAATTGTGCTTTATTTCCCTGGCCAGTCTTGATGGCGTTGTAATGTTCTTGTAATGTTTTCATTATTTTTTATCTCTAAATAATTTAATAATATCGTCTAAATAATCAACCGCTAAATCAGTTCCATATTGTACTTTAAAGTCAGGAGACATTTTATAGTATTCCATGGTTTTTTCTTTAGCTTGTTTCAATAAAGGTAATAACGTATTTAATTTATCTTCTATTTTATCAAAATCGCTAACGCGGTTTGTAATAAATTGCTTTAATGATTCATTATCTAAATTTAAACCATTAATGTATGAATCAGTTGCTTCACCTTCTTTTAGTTTCTTCTTCCACAAATCTTTATGATCAATGGCTTTAGAAGCTTTATGTAATTTTTCAGCAGGAACAGGTTTAAAACCTAACTTATAATAATATATGTTTTGTGCTCCTTTAGCTTTTTTATTTGGATTAAATGCGAATGGTGTAGCATAATTTGCTCCCTCACCTGGGGTAAACGATGCTCCAGTTCCTGTAGCACTTGTTTCTTTTAATTTTTTAAGTACTACCTCTTTAAGTTTATCCAAATTATTTTTCATTCACTTTCTTAAGTTCTTCTACTAAATCACAGTATTGTAATAAATTAACGATATTGTCATTGCTAACTTTATCATTTTTACCTAATTCTGTTAGTAAATTAGTTACTTCATTAATTTTAATTTTAGTAACCTTATCTTGAGTTTTAGAATTTAACTTAACAAGATCTTTTTTAAATGAAATCATTTTATTATTGTAAAATTCTTTAAGTTTATTTGTGTTATCAACACTATTTATAAACTCTTTAAGAATGGACTTTTTTTCATTGCTGAAGTCTGCATACTTATCATTGAATTTGTCTAATAAAATTTTATACGTTAATATGCGAGTATCTTTATCGTATGTATTGAATTCATTAATAACATCGTCGTTTTGCTCTTTAGCTTTAACTGATTTTGATGTTAAATGTTCTAGTAAAGATAACTTATTAGTTATAGTCTGTTCGTGAGATGATTTTTTATCACCATTATATCCCTCAATTAATGTATATATAGCAGCTTGTGCTTTATAGTGAGGTAATTTAGTTTTAAAGAAATCCTCTAAATTATAGTGTTTCTTGATCTCATTAATTAGATTGTACTTTTGTCTTTTAAGCGCTGATCTATTTAAATGCTTAGAACTTTCTAGGACAGTATTAATTATTAATTCGGCTTTACCTTCAGTTAAATTAGTACGTTTTAGTAAACTATCATATAATTTATATTCACGACCTAATTCAGTTTTATTAAAGTATTTTTTTAAGATATTAGTAGCTTTAGATTCAACACCTGATAAAGTATCAGTTGTAATTTGTCTAACTAATAATTCAAAAAGAATGCCCGAATTTTTAAACTTTGAATGTTTTATAAGCATTTATATTAATTTTTTATTATAAATATGTATGGATAATTTAATCACGCAATTGATTTTCATCTAATAATGATTCTTTAGTATTATTAGGTTGAAATACTATCTTTTTTTCCATCTCATTTAAAAATTGTTTATTTTTTAAATAAGTATTTTCATTAAGAGTTTTACTACTATAATCAGGTTGGTCATCTACTTTCATAGCTTGTTTACCTAATCTGTCTCTACCAAATGGATCTTTTTGAGTATTAATCTTAGATGCTTTTTCTTTTGGACGACCTAATTTAACTTCTTCATTATATTCAATAGGTACATTACCTGGGTCAGAAGCCATTCTACTTTTACCATATAGTGTAGCTAAATCATGAGGTGTACCATATGATTTACCTGTTTCTAAAGGATCATTTCCTTCTTCAACTACTTGACTTAATCTAAACTTACGTTTAGCATCCTGTAGTATTAAATCTCTATATTCATCATATTGATCTTCACTAAAGTGGAAAATATGATGATAAATCCAATCAGTAGGTAATAATTGGCCGTCCATTATGCTTTTAGCTAATTCTACTTTTTCTTTCATCAACATAATACGTTCTTGGTCGTAAATAATTGAAGGTGTAGTTAATGAAAGTTCAAAATTAGTTAATACTTCGCCTCTATAACCTTGAACATATAAATGTACTAAAGCTATTTTATATAATTCTGATAATATAATTCGTTGGATTCTATCAATTGTGCGAGCAAATCTAATATCTTCTGCTGCTAATGTTGCTTTGCCTGTTAAATCTTTATCATACCCCATAAATGCTTTAGGTACTTTTAAAGCAGCGAATAATTTATCTCTTAAATAATTTACATCCTCAATACCATTATATTCTAAACCTTTAGTAGTATCAATTTTAGTAGCACTATCATTACCACGAACAGGAATATAAAAATCTTCCAACATGTTTTGTATGTTGTATTTTAAGTTATATTCACCTGTTTGTTGATCAATATATGGTGTTTTTTTCATAGTTCTAATAGTCTTCTGCATGAAGTTTTCTACTTCATTTGGAGGAATAGAACCAACATTTATATAAAACACACGTTTTTCTGGAGCACGGGAAATTCTATGAATTAACATAGCATCTTCCATTAATGTATATTGTTTAAATAATTTACGAGCAGGTTCAATATATGAACGACCATAAGGAAGATAATTAACATCAGTTAATAATCTAAAATGAGCCATTTCGTAATTATCAAAATATATACCTGTAGCTTCTTTGTTGAATTGATGTGGTAAGCTAAATTGACCATAACCTCCACCAGTAAATCCTTCAGGACTAAATTTAAATCTTACCGCGGTAGGTGCGTCTTTATCATATCCTTCTTGTCTTTCAATATGATATGCAGTATAGGGAATAACGTTATATACTCCAAACTTTTCCGCGATTTCTAGTTTTAAAAAGAAATCACCATATTTACACATTTGTCTAACCCAAGACCATAAATTAAATTCAATGTTTAATACATCATAAAATAAATTATATAGTATTTTTTGAATATCTTCATCTGAACTACGAATTTGTAATACTTCACCCATCTCATTTTTTAAAGATGATTCATCTGAAACTATATCTAATGCTGATGCTATAATAGCATCTGTATCCATTACATCATAGTCTGAGTATAATTGGGCTCTTAAATATTGATAATTAACATTTAATTGTTGACCATAAAGTGAAGTGGCGTTAGCGGAATATATTCTACTATATCTATCTACTAAAGAATTAGTTTCATATTGTCCGCTTCGTTGAATAGAATCAACATCCATTACTTTAAGTTGATTACCTCCTTCATTACGAATAATGACATCTGTTGAAAATAATCGTTTTAACCTAGGAAATATACTTGTATCTGCCATGTTTTTTGTTATTAAAACAACCAGTTTAAGTTTTCTGATTGCCCATTTATGTTCATACTATATGGATTATCAGGACCTGATGCAAAATATGCTCCCTGATATTGGGGTGATCTTTGAATATTATTTAATGCGGTTTTTGTCATTTCTAAACCATGCTGTCTATATTTTAAAGCAGTATCTCTAATATACATAGCAATACTATATGCCATTGTTAAGTCATCATTGTATCCAGATTGTGCTTCTGCTCTACCGTTTTTCCAAATAAATACTTTCATTTCTTCAATCAAACGTTTTGACTTAATAATAACACTATGATCACCTAAATATTCTCTACCTTTATTAATTACTAGAGGTCGTGTTCTTAAAGACATAGTAAATCCAGGAGTTAATTTAGATACATCATCATATTTGTTAAAATACGACTCAACTAGCGCATTATCACTTTTAGGTGAATAATATAGATTTCTATAGTTTCTTTCTTGAATAGCATCCAATGTCGCCCAACCTATAGAAGCATTTTCTACTACTAACAACGCTTCATTATATTCAGTAGCTATGCCTACTAGCATATAACCAAATTCTTTAGGAGGTATTTGACTTTTATATTCTGCCACTTGAGCATTAGTTTCTATATCAAACACATGAAATGCTGAAAAATCTTTTCCATCTCCTCTAGCCACATCCGCTACTACTAGATAATTTCTAGTATAATCTGCTGATTCCCATATCCATAAATTTTTATCTACTCCTCT